AATATGTTGAACTCATTTAATCTCCTATATAATTATTATTAGTTAAAATAAAGTTTGTCAAAACTTTTATGCAGCTTTATGGACTTCCGTCCAACTTATTGCTGAGTTAGAATCATCTACAACATTCCAAAACGTACCTTGTAAAGTTCCTGTACTACTTGTAGCAGAAACTCCAGTAGGTGTAAAGTCCACACTTATATTAATAGTAGGAATACCAATATCCGCAACCGCTTGAACGCTTGGAGCTAGGTAGCTAGTTTCTTGTGTTTCTTCACCTAATGTTGAAGTCATACCAAGACCAGTTATTTCAATAGAGGTTAAAACAGTGCCTAAAGAAGTTGTTAATTGATTACCACTAGGGAATGCTGTTTTTCCTATACTTGATACTGCGGTTCCTAAAGAAATATCAAGTTCAGGTTCACTCGCTGCAACAACAGTTACAGTTGAATCACCTGATATTGAGAATGTTCCTATAGATGAAGTAGTTGCGTTACCTGTAACAGATATATTCTGATCAGTAGTAACTGTTTCTGTACCTAAAGAAGTTGTAAGTGCTTGTCCTGTAAGTGCTTGGGATAATCCCACTGCACCCCATTGTTGTTGACCCCATCCAATAGAAGCACCTGTATTAATGTCTGTGTCACGGTTCCAACCAGTTGTTTTTGTTTGGGAGGTTGATTCATCACCTAGTGACGAAGTCATCGCTATACCAGTTACGGATATATTTTGATCAGTAGCAACTGTCTCAGTACCTAAAGAAGTTGTTAATACATTACCTGAAGGAGTTGCAATAGCAATAGTTGTTACTGTTACATCATCGACAGTGCTTGTTAATGCAACACTTGGAGAAGTAATAGCTGCAGTTCCTGTAACAGTTTCTTCTCCTAAAGAAGAAGTAAGACCAATACCAGTTACGGAAACAGTATTATTACCATTACCCCATGCACCATTGCCCCAACCAAAACTAGTAAGATTGGCATCACTGACATTTAAGCCTCGATTCCATCCTTCTCTAATTTGTATATCTGTAGACGCAGTAGCGCTTACACCAGTGAGCGTTACATTTATGTCTAATTGTAGACCTACATTATTAACACTGGATGTGAGGCTAATACCTGTGGCGTCAACAGTACCACCTTGGTTCCAAGCAGCATTGTTCCAGGTTGACCGCCCCCATCCTGCAAGTGGGGTAGTCATAATTTATCTCCTATGCGATTCTTAAAATTGCAGCAGTTGCTTCAGCAGCAGGGAACGTAATTGTAAATGTTCCTGAAGTTGAAGATTTTACTCCACCGAAATCTAATACACAAACAGACGCATTTGTAGTTAAACCAGATACAGTTGAACTATTATAAATAACAGCAGCTTGTGCTGAAATAGTTGCACTTGTGAATGAAACATCGCTAAAGTCACAAACAGCAGTGTCTGTAGATAATGCTGGCGTAACAGATGTTAACGCACCACCACCTTCAGCATAAGTGCCTGATGCACCTACTTCGTCAGTTTGTTGAAATACAGTTGTTGATTTGCTTAAAGTTGCTTCGCTATCGTATAATGCTAGTTTAAAAGCGTTCCCTGTCGTTGCCGTAAAATTGTGTAGGCCTTTCAGGATCTCCACTTTAAAACTGTTGCATACAGCTTGAGTAATTGCCATAATAATCTCCTATGGGTTCCTTGATTCGAGAGGGATACGAATAACGCCGTCCCGAAATTCGTCTCTACGATCACGCCCCATCTCATATGTGGCTAAAGATTGCATAGACTGATTAAACATTTTATCATAATATTGTATCATATCTGCAGGACCTTTCAAGTATCCAAGTGCTTGTAAAATACAACCATATAATAGCACGTTCGGAGCATTTTGACTTAACCAGGTAGATGTTTGTCCACTTGATAAGCCATCAGGCTTGTACGTGTATGCGAGCTCCACAGTAAGGGCAGCATCGGGAGTTGGCGCAATATAATGCGTGTCTTGATCCCACATAGCATAATACTTAGGGGTACTAGTTGCAGTTCTATCTGGCCAATATTCATTCATAAACGAAATATCTTTTTGTAGCAAGTAAGTTCTCTCAGGAGTTGCTGAAGCGGCATTAAAAATTTGAACATAACGTGTATTTTGCCAATCACTAGGAAGGGGTAAAAAGGGATTATTTATTGTTAATGTTGCTGTGTCATATTTACGATAATAAGTAAGATCTACTGTTCTCATTACTTGATCCTCAATAGATTTTATAAAAGGTTGTATAATACTATCAGATAAAATATTATTATCTGTTTCTGTATAGTTTCTTACATTATCATTTAAATCTGAATAATCGGTCATGACGTACTCACTGTAACATTTCCTATAAAACTTTGCATCTTAGTTATTTTTGAAGGTCGTTGTATACCTAATGGCATCATACTTTTAACAGTAACTACTGAACCATCAGAAAGAGTAGCTGTTTCATTTAAAGCTCCAAAATTATTAGCGGCTATTCCAATTAATCCTACCTCAACAGTAGAATCTACTACTTGAGGTTTTGCATGTTCTAATGATTGTGCATCGGTAGGATGATTAGTAGGATTTAATAAAGGAGATTTAGGTTCGTATTCTGAAACATGAACCCAAGCTCCTGTCCATTCCTGAACCATTTCATTATATGGATATGCTTGTCCATCCCTATCAGAGATTCTTAAAGCAAATTGTCCTGATGAATAACGTCCCATTAGTATGTCCCCGCTGTAATTCCTAATTTAGGCACAAAGTGTGAACTTACATTTCCTCTATTAGTATCTGCTGCTCTTCTAAATTCTTCCTCATAAGCTATTTTTAAAATTTGAGTTCTTTCAGGAGCATATTTTAAAGCTATGTAATAAGCTAAACCTGCTGTTAAACATGGTAAAAAAGAAAAAGGTATCTCTGCATTATTAGTGTAAGCACCTGAATCTTTCATTCTTAGCATAGCATAATAAACTACAGTATAAGCTACGTCCGCTGCTGGATATAAATACAAAGTAGGGTTAATAGTTTTTTCAAAATAAAATTGGGTAGGTCTCCCATTTGAAGTTTTAACAGTATAATTTAAATATGTTGAACGACTAATGGGAGAACATGAATATTCATTATTACTTGAATCACGAATAACCATATCTGTTATTTCTACTATTTCAGATGCAGCGTTTGCACCTGCACCATACAAAGCAGTACCAGATAAGCTGGTTGTATCCGCTGCTAACGCAGCAGTTTGTTTTTTTATAGTCCATAGATTAAGTCCTCTATTAGACCATTCAGCTAATAAAAGATTTAAAGATCTACGAGCAGTTTTTAATTCATAACCACTTCGATCTTGTAATCCACAGCGTTCAAAAGCCTCTTCAACAATTTCACTTATTGAAAGATCAAAATCAGCAGTGCTGGCATAAGTTGGCATTATTTATTAATCTTGCCTTTTTTACGGGCTTTACTACCAAATTTACCATAAGATTCATTTCTACTTGCTTTTAATTGTTTCTTTGTTCTTTTCTTTTTAATACGCATAGCAATAGATTCATCTTTACGATCTTTATAACCTTGCTTTTTTTTCTTAACTTTACCACCTTTTTTCATGCCTTCTGGACCACGATCCATTAACATAGTGGGCATACGTTTTGATCTTTCATCAACTCCGTATCCTCTTGAATACATCATGTCGCCCATACGACCACCCATATTCATTTTCTTAACATTTCCGCCACCACGCATTTTAGCAGTTTTTTTAACTGTTCCTCCGCCTTTCATTTTAGCAGTTTTTTTAACTCTGCCGCCGCCTTTCATTTTAGCAGTTTTTTTAACTCTGCCGCCACCCATCATTCCTTTAGCTGTTTTCTTTTTACCCATCATGATAGACCTCCATTGATCTGTTTGTATTTATTAGCACGTGATACTACGACGTCTCGATAGTATTCGTCAGGCCATTGTTTATAATAACCTTGCTTGTGCAATTTATCAGAAGCTTCCTGTAATTGCGAGAACTTTTGTACCAACATCATAGAATATTTATAATCAGGTCCTGATACATCTACATCCTTATTTGGGGAAACAAGGAACCTTTGTTCTTCTTCCGTTGCCGGATTAGAAGGATGAAAACTCATAAAATAGAAGTCTTTTCTATTATACCATTCATTAAAATCTTCAGTAGCCATATGAAGTTCATCAGGAGAATAACTAAAATAAGGGTCACAAAATATTAATATTTCTTTCTTAGTAAAGTCTAAATTTTTAAGATGGTCATTTAATTCTTTTTTATATGAGCTGTGTTTGGTTTTAACAGCAACCCATACTTTTTTATCTACCCAAGCTTTTTTAGCAAAAGGACATGCAGGCACTCCACCTAAATGGAGGTTGGGAACTTCTAAAAAATGTTTAGACCAAAGTCTAACGTCTTCGATTATTTGTTGCCTTGTCGGTTGTAACTTTTCCATGATTTTAACTTATGTTTATTTTTAGGTTTAGATCTTGAAGAATGACCAATTGAAGTTCTTTTTTTAACTGGAGTAAAATATTCATTTGATGGTATTTTTTGAACCATATTTTATAAATAAGTAATAGCACCCATAACCCATAAAGTTCCAAATATTATATATGCTATAGTTACTGGTTCCATTAATCCCACTTTGCTTTTGCTCTTAATGACCAACGTTCAAATGCTGCTGCATCTATATCTTTTTTAACCATTGTAGCACCAGCTGGTACTTCATTGTATAATGCAATTACTTCACCATCTTTAATTTCTACTATACCAGGACCACAGAAAGCATCTTTATCATATCCTGTATTTTTCTTTTTAAGTAAACGCACTTCTTTCATGCAAGATGATAATGATTTCATAGGAACATACTGTGTCATTTGAGTTGCTTGGTCATTCATGTTACCAAAAACAAACATAAGGATTACACTAATGACTTCCATTTGCCCTCACTTTGTCCTCTAACTTTTCTGTATCTAAAATTAATTTTTCTATATCTTGTTGTGCTCGTTTTATATTTACGGTATTGCTCATCATTCCTTCCATTTCTTCTTGCATAGCCTCAATTTGAGCCGCCATAAATTCTATAAGCATGTCTTGCTGACTATCGGCGGGTAAATTGCCCATTTCACCACGAGGCCATTTAATTCTAAATTCAGTATTTTTTTCAACATCAGCAATCATAAGTTTACCATTTGTCTCAATATTATTTAGGCGCTCCATGATACCGAAGTAACTATACACGCCAATTCCGACGGCCGCCAATATCGAGAGCAAATTTCTCATAGGCATGCTGATCGCTGTGTTATCCGATACCTTCATACTATCCTCCTAAAGGATTTTCTAGCGCTCTTTTAATTCGCTTGTCTATTTTTTCTTCCAACTCCTTTTGAGCTAGTTTTATTTTTTCTTCTAACTTTTTCATATCATCTTCTAAAGTATCAATTGTAGATTTTAAATCTTTTGCATTATCTCTTGAATCTTCTTTTACTTGTTGTTCAACATCATTAACAATTGATTCAACTCTTCTTACATCTTGACGTAAATCATTTTTAAGTTCATTGGCAACATCAGATACTAATCTTATTTCTTGCATCATCATTTCCATTTCACTCATTAACATTTCGATTTCTGTTTGAAGTAATTCCGTTTTGCTTTCCATTTCTTCTTTTGTTAATGCAATGTTTTTATCAAACTCAGATAAATCTGGAGCGACATAATTCTGTATTTGTTCTTTCATGTTGAGGTAATCTTTGTAAAATTCAAAACCTCCCCACAGTCCACCACCAAGTGTAGTTAATGCTGTAAGTATGACAAATATTTTGCCACCTTTAAATTTCATTCCAGCAAATTCCATCTCTGCCATTGCTACTCCGAATCCGTCTGCCATTGACTATCAATTATTTCATTCATGAGTCCTTCACTTCCAGCAAATAATAAATACTGTCCTATATTATTATTAGGTATTTGTGTGTCAGGTATTATCATGTCTGTAAAAAATCCTTCCCGATCATTTAATTGTTTTTGTGCGTCAAAAAAAGTTTTTGTATCACCTAAAACTTGCATGACTATTAGTGTTTTTAACTGATTTGTTGAATCATATCTACCTTTATCGCCCATCTTCTTTACAATCTTTTTAGCAGCTTTTTCTTTTTGTTTTTCTTTTTTCACAGGTTTTTCTTCGGCTTCACCCTTATCCTCTGGTTCTTCCATATCTTCTGGTTGGTCCTCATCTGCATCAGCCTCTGGTGCGCTCTCTTCCGATTCTGGCTCCTCTGCCACATTTTCTTTAGGTTCTTCAATAGGTTCTTCAATAGGTTCATCTTTTACCTCCTCTATTTCTGGTTTAGATTCTGGTTCTTCCATATCTGGTTCGTTCATAGATTCTGTTTCTGGTTCCATATTAGGTTCTGGCATTTCCATATCCATTTCAGGATTTGGTAGTTCTAAATCAGGCATCTCTAGTTCCATCTCCATTTCCATTTCAATATTTGCCATTTCCATTTCAGGTATATCCACTTCCATAACAGGCATTTCAAAGTCCATTTCAAAATCAAAGTCCATCTCCATTTCCATTTCAACTGTGTCATATGACATATTCATGTCAGGCTCATCAAACTCTGGTTCAAAATATAGATCATCACCTGGTGCATCTACAACATCATTATGTTCAAAAATATTTTCTACAATATCTATAACTTCTGCTTCTGTGCTACCACCATATGCTACCCACATTTCAACACTAAGTATATGTTCTGTAACTATTTGACTGACAACGTTATAGAGCACGTTAATTGTAACATCATCGAACAAGGGTCCGATTGCTAGATTAATATCTCTACCTCCAATTTCTATAGTTAATGTTGTAATTCCTCCTGCAAAATCAAAACCACTTTCATAAGTTTGATAACCACTATTAACACCTGATTCTGATAATATATCTGTTCCACTAAAGACTGATGTATTTCCATCCTTACCTGTAATGTGCATATAGATTCTATCTTGTGAATCTTGTTTATCTACTTTTATTGAATAATTAGTTCTTCCTCCATTTTGTATATCAAGATCTGATATATCAATTGTTTGTATGAATGTCGTGCCCATGCCCGGTACACCTTGGGTCGATGTGCTATTGCCACTACCAGTTATTTGTGCGCATTTATCGGCACCTAAATTATAACAACTATTGCCAGAAGGCATTGATGCAGGACCTTGACCTCCCCAGTCTGTATCCATGTCCCCCTCAAATTTAGATGAAACATAATCATTATCACCATCTAAAATATCTCCGGAATTTGGATTGGTTATAGTTACTGTTGTGGTTGTAGTTGTTGTGTCTGTTGTGACTGTATAGCCATCAGCTTCATATTCAATGGTTTCTACTTCATCTATAACAATGGTTTCTTCGACTCCTGGCGTACATAATCCTGTTGCAGTAACAGGACATTCTGCTCTAAGGGGCGAATGCCACGATACCAGAATGCATAGCCATACCCAATACAATAAATTTAAGAAGTTTTTGCCCATCCGTTAGTCCAGTTGTTTGTTGTTCTTTTTGTTTAATTTCTATTTGTTTAAATACTTGAGATCCTTCAGGTACTAAAGCAGGATTTTTTTCCCACCCTTCTTTAGCTTCTTCTCCTATAGCTCCCATGTACGGACAATATGTACCTGCCATATACATTGCATCCCACACACGAGGATCAGCACACAATGTAGATACTGCGGCAACTTTCATGCCCATGGAGTATAAGGAACGTGATAATTTTATTCTTTCACAGTTTTCATCAGTGATTGTAATTCCGCTGCTAATACCGAGAATCTGAGTTTGAACGGCACCTGCTGCCGCTGTCTTACACACATCAGAATTGTTTACAACAACACTTGGTGAGTTTGCAGTTGGTGGTGCCTTGTCCGTTACAACGGTCGAAGACACCGTGTTCGTATCTGCTCCATTAGCGCTCGTAATTGCACTAACAACTAAAATAAAACATAATACAAAAAAAAGAATTCTCATTTAACATTTCCATCTTTTTCTTGCTTGACGTAATCTTGAGTTAGGATTTTTTGCAGCTTTAGGAAATTGTTTCATTTGACCTGCACTTCTAGCACAATATGATTTTCTTCTTTTAGCAGCTTTAGATCCTTTTTTAACCTTACCTGTTACGGCTGTTTTTAATTTAGAACCAGGATTCATGGCTCTATATTTCTTCACCCCCGCTTTAGTCATTCCCGCCCCTTTTTTAGTGGGGCGGAAATTTTTTTTTGTCTTAGGTGGTTGTTTATCAGCCATCCTAATATATTTTTTGGAACTCTGCTATTATGCTGAATGTGTTACCTGCATCTGCTGTAGCTGGAATAACTACATGAATGTCGTTTTCATTTGAGTTAGAACTTGTGTTTGCTGGTATTCCACCAAACGATCTAAAGTCAAAACTACCACTACTAACTAATGTAATTATAGGTATGTCTCCATCACTGTCTTCATACTCAAGACGAGCAAAAGCGTCACCGCCATCACCATCAGAACAACTAAACCATAGTTGTTGAATTGAAATTCTTGCAACAGCTTGACCTAAAGTATTTGCAGCTAACGCTGACACATCACCCATGACAGTAGTACCACCATCACCACCCGACTCAACGACAAGTTTAACTGTAACTCTATTGTCATTTTGTTGTAAGATAGTTGGTCCTGTTACTGTATCTGCTGCCATTGTTTAACTCCAAGGTGTAGCAAATGTGCCATTTCCGATTAATTGTGCTTCGACTAACCAAATTAAACCATCAACAGCTCTACATCTAATGTGAGCTCCTTCTAGTCCACCTTTAGTAGTAGCAGTTAAAGTTAAGGTGTCAGTTCCACCTGCACTAAAAGCAGTCACGGCTCCTGGATCAGTTGCTGTGTTGTTGTAGATCGCCATACCTCTAAACACATCTGCTGTATCTCTACCTGCTGCAGTTCCTGCATTTAAAGTAAAAGTGTTACTTGAAGTTAAACTTGCAGTCATTAAAAACTCATAGATCATTCCAACTCTATTTGTAGAGTTAGGATCAGTTCCTGGTCCTGCAGTTTCAGAACTTGCTGTGTCTATAATTGAAGGTAAGTTAAATACAGTAACGGCGTTTCCGATCTGTACAACTTTGCCTTGATATTTATCTATGCCTGCAATATCAGTTCCACCGTCTGTGGTTCCTGCTCCTATTGCTTGAGCCATATCAGGACCTGTTCCTAAGAACCCATTAAGGGATCTTACTGGTCCTTGAAAAGTAGTTCTAGCCATTTTATTCTCCTTTGGTCGTATAGACCATTATCGCTACGCCGTCTCTATACCGTCTGCCTAGCCAGTCTGCGTAACTAAATTAATACTAGGAATTATATTGTAAAACAAAAAAGGCGGTCTTGCAACCGCCTTCTTCTATCTGGGAGGATCCAGTAATTTTTATGAACCTTGAGATCCGTAAACCGCTCTAGGATCAGAGTAACCAAAGCTGTATCTCTCTCTAGCTTTGTATCTCATATTTCCTGTGTCAAAATCGCCTTCCATGCCAGTAGCAAGGGCAGCTCTTGTGAAGTGTTTGAATCCATTAGGACAATCTGTTTTAATGAAGTATGCATCAGTATCCGATAGATAGTGGTTAACTGTATAACCACCTGGTAACATACCCATATTTTTCAGAGCGTTAATGTCGTTGTCAGCAGTACCAACTCTGAGTGTGGATTCTAAGATCCTATCAGCTACGAATTGAATGTTTACTGGGATAATTAATTTTCTTCCCTGCATTGCAATTTTTAGCCCTCTTTCGTCGATAAAACCAGCAATATCAATCATCGCTTGTTCTAATGAGGTTTCGTTTAAATCTGCATCTGTAGCACTTCTGTTTGAGAAGTTACCACCTAAAGCAGTTGGGTGTGCAGTATTACATAAAGTAACACCATCGCCACCAGTTGTTGCAAATGCTGTGTTTAATACATCAGCACCTTTAACTTGTTTTGTATACGCCATTGAACGAGCCAATGCTTTTGTATAACGAGCAGATAAAGTATCATATAAGTTATCTTCGACTGCTTCTTCCGTTAAAGCGAATGCTAGTGCAATTGTTTCATGCACGTATCTCGCAGTGAAAGATTCAGAAGCGGTATCAAAACCAACTGCTGCACCTTCCGTTTTTACAGAAGCTTCGCCAAATCCAACCAACATAACCTCTTCTTCGAATGCTCTATCACTAGATTCATTGTCGAAGATTTCTGCGGCCTCGTTTTCATAACGTGCGTACTCTAGTCCAAACAGGGCGTTTAAACCAGGTTCTAGCTCTT